TGTGTATTTAGATGATAACTATGAATTTTCACCAATACCTTTAACGGGGGAATGGGAATACATAGGCAAAATTAAACTAGAGGTGGAAGATTAGTGTCGTTCATAAGACATACTAATTGCCCTAAATGTGGCAGTAGAGATAACTTAGCTGAGTATACAGATGGGTCATATTGTTTTGGTTGTGGCTATACCAAAAAGAATAATGACCTTGCATCCGCTCGTCTTCGTCTGAGTCCTACTGTGAGTGAGGACTCCTCCTCATTCGATCTGGATGTTGACTATAACATACCGAAAGAACCTATGCAATGGCTCTTACAATATGGGTTAACTAAACAGGACGCTGAGTCATATAAAATTGGGTGGAACAATGACAATCAAATGTTAGTGTTACTTAACACACCTGAATATTATCAAGGTAGGAATTTTAGTGGATATGGAGCAAAGTATAGATCAAAGGGTAAAAAACCCTTGATATTCTATGGGTTAGGTGATACACTAGTTTGTGTGGAAGACGTAGTGTCTTCAATTAAGGTGGTAAAATCTAATGGGGGTGTATGTGCCACACCTCTATTAGGTTCTACTATGCCTCTAAAACTTACAGAAACCATCCTAGAACGCTTTAAAAATGTAAAGATATGGTTGGATAGGGATAAAGCAGTAGAAGCTGTTAAAATGGCTAGAAATTTAAAACAAAAAGGAATCAATGCTGATGTTATTATTACACCCAAAGATCCTAAAGAATATAACACAGGAGAAATAGTTGAATGGTTGAAAAACAGATAATTAAATTGTTCTGTGAAGACAAAGAACTCTTTACAAAGTATTACAGATATGTTAACATTAATTATATTAAAATTAATTATAATGAATTATATAAATTATTTAATATAATAGATTTATATTATAATAAATATATAAATACTATTACTATAAATATAAATGAATTAGATATATTTTATAATAGTAATTATTTATTAAAAGATAATGAAAGAAAAGATCTGTCTTCCTTGTTGGAAGACGTCTTTTCACAAGATGTTACTAACAGAGAACTACTAATAGGACTGTTAGAAGAACACAGAAGACGTTCACTTGCTGGTCAAGTAGCATTGACTGCGTTGGATGTAGAAGCAGGTAAGAAAACCACTGCTCAATTACTAGAACTGTTCAATGACTTTGAACATCAAGAAATTGAAGTAGAAGAAATTAAACCAGTAAGAATGAACTTAAAGGAGTTATATGAAACACAAATACAAACACCAGGCCTACGTTGGCGTGTTGATTGGCTTAACAAAAGTCTTGGATCTCTTCGCAAAGGTGACTTTGGGTTTATCTTCGCTCGTCCCGAAACTGGAAAGACTACGTTTCTTGCGTCAGAAATTACTAACATGGTCAGCCAAACTGATGGTGACATCCTTTGGTTTAACAATGAAGAGCAAGGGAATAAGGTTGGGATCAGAGTGTTCCAAGCAGCTCTTGGACTCAACATTAATGACCTGTTCACTAACGATGAAGTTAAGCAGGCCCGCTATGACGAGCTCACTCAAGACAGAATTAAAATCCTAGACTTTGAAGACTCAAGTAGTAAGCATAGAATAGAAGCTGTACTTAAACATTATAACCCTGCTCTTATTATCTTTGATCAGATAGATAAGATCCGTGGATTTAAAGGAGATCGTAATGACCTTGAACTCAAACAAATTTATCAATGGGCAAGAGAGATTGCTAAAACATACGCACCAGTCATCGCTGTATCACAAGCCAGTGGTGAAGCAGAAGGTAAACTATTTCTTACCATGGACATGGTTGACGGTTCTAAAACAGCGAAGCAAGGCGAAGCTGATTGGATCTTGGGAATAGGTAAAGAACAAGACAATACAAGTCGTACTAGATACTTTAACATCAGTAAGAATAAACTTATTGGTGATAAAGATACACTACCAGACTTACGTCACGGTTCTACACAAGTATTAATTAAACCAGAGATTGCAAGGTATGAAGACATCTAAGTGGACTAGATGGGTATTACTAGATTGGAATGGCACAATCATAAGATGGTTTGACTATCCCGCTAGTGGTACTGTGTTGTACAAAGAAGCTAAGATTGATTTAACTACATTTGAGGAGTGTTTATTTTGAGTTTATTAGAAGAGATTTTAAAAGTAAGACCTGATTTGACATCAGAAGATGTTTACGATATAATAGATCTAATACCACAAGGTTCAGATATCTTAGAAGAAGTAAATAAATTTTATCCACTTAACCAAAGGACTGGCGATTGCGCAGCTTAATACTAGATGTTGAAACAACTATTAGTAACAAAGGGAATCCTTTTGACGAAACTAATAAGCTTTGTTATATTGGTTTGCTTGATACTGATGCTAGTGTATATAGCATCGAGTATGATGATCAACCTTATCGAACTCGTTTGGAAGAAGTACAAGCCAAAGTTAATGGGGCAGATGTATTGGTTGGTTTTAATATCAAATTTGATTTGCATTGGATACGGAAGTATGGAATTAATTTTATGGGTAAACGTGTTTGGGATTGTCAGTTGGTACATTTTATACTTACGGGCCAACAATATCCCTATCCAAGTCTCAATAGTGTCGCTGCTTATTATGATCTGGGTAGTAAACTTGACGTTATTGCTACTGAATATTGGAAGAATGGGGTAGATACTGACAAGATACCAAGAGACTTACTTGAAGATTATCTTAAACAAGATTTGTTTTTAACGCAAAAAGTATATGAGAAACAAATGGAAGAATTTGCGTCATCCGCAAAGAACATGCAAAGACTTATTAGTTTGCATAACCAAGACTTAGTTATATTACAGGAGATGGAATTTAATGGACTTTTATTTGATGAGAATAGCAGTACTATTTTGGCTACAGAACTTGAAGATCAAATTGCGGTCATTGATAAAATCCTTATGGAATATCATGACCTTGTGGAGTTTAATCCTAATAGCACGGAGCATGTATCTAGTCTTCTCTATGGCGGCATTATTAAAGTCAGGAGGAGAGAAGCTATTGGTGTGTTTAAAACGGGAGAAAGAAAAGGACAAACAAAAGAAAGGTGGGTCGAACATGAAATAACATTCCCTAGACTTATTAACCCGATTAAAGGATCGGAGTTAACTAAAGAAGGTTTCTTTTCAACAGATGATCAGACCTTAAAGTCTTTAAAGACTAGAAGTAAATATGCTAAAGATCTAGTTGAAGTATTATTAAAACGTGCTACACTAGAGAAACGTTTAACAGCTTACTACAAAGGACTGGTAGATTTAAGAAAGGAGATGAACTGGCATGAAGGAAGATTACACGGACAGCTTAATCAATGTGTGGCTAGAACAGGTAGACTTAGTTCAAGTAAACCAAACCTACAAAACTTTGATGGCGAAATTAAAACATTATTCGGGAGTAGATATGAGTAAAGATTATGTACAAGAGTTTAACGAACAAGGTGCTGAACAAGCATTTGAACAAATCAAAGTAGCAGAAAAACAAAAGGAATGTGATGCTATTACAGGCAGATGCCAAAGCTCTTGAGTGGGTATGTGCTTCTTATTTAAGTCAAGACAAAACAGCGTATGACGAGATATGGAACAATGTCGATCAGCATACTGATAATCAGAACCGTTTTGGTTTACCTTCTCGTCTTATTGCTAAAACTTTTGTGTTTCGGCTTATCTATGGAGGTTCCGCCTATAGTTACGCTAACGATACTAATTTTACTGATGTATCTAATTCGGAATCATTCTGGCAAAATGTTATTGATGAGTTCTATAGCAAGTATACGGGACTTGGTGAATGGCATAAAAAGATTGTGGCAACAGCTATGAAAGACAGAAAGATAACGATGCCGACAGGTAGAGTTTATAACTATGAGCCAGAAGTAAAGTATGGCAAAGTCAAATGGCCTCGTACTAAGATCTTGAATTACCCAGTTCAAGGTCTTGGTGCGGACCTGATGGCTATAGCAAGAGTATCTTTAGCTAATAGACTTAAAGGTATGGAAAAGATCAAGCTTATCAATACTGTACATGATTCTATTATAGTTGACTTTGATTCTAAAGTATGCGATAATATTAGTATAGTAAAGATTGTTGATCAATGTTTTACGGATATTCCTCTTAACTTTAAGAAGTTATTTGGAGTAGAATTTAACCTTCCCATGAGGGTAGAGTGTCAAGTAGGACCAACATGGGGTAACATGGAGATAATAGATGTTAATTAATATTGTAGACGTAGGTTCACCCAATACACATGCAGCAAAGAATGGTAGATCATATCAATCTATCGAAGTTACATACAAGAATGAACAAGGACAAGTAGCTAATAAAAAGCTTATGTCTTTTAGTAATCCTTCTGTCTTTAATTATATTAAAGAATTAACTAAAGGTGCTCAAGTAAATGTAACTACAACAAAGGATGCAAATGGATATTGGCAATGGACAGGTATTGGAGGAGATGGATCAGTGGCTACACCAGAATCAAAACCAGCAACAGGCGGTAGAGTTACAGGAAGTAACTACGAAACTAAAGAAGAAAGAGCAGCTAGACAAGTCTATATCATTCGTCAGAGCAGTCTTTCCACTGCGGTAGATCTATTAGGTCAAGGCTCTAAAGTAGCTGATGTTATTGCAACTGCTAAAGAGTTTGAAGCTTATGTATTTGCTAAAGAATCTAATCCAACAAAGGAAATTAACTTTGATGATTTAGAGGATGACATTCCAGTATAATGAAAGCACTTATAGATGCTGATATTGTAGCTTACAGGGTTGCCTGTACGTGTCAAGAAGACGATGCTCAAGACTTTGTATTTGCCAGGGCAGAGGATCTAGTAGATTCTATCCTAGTTAATACAGAAGCTGACGAGTATCGTCTCTTCCTTACTGGTAAAGATAACTTTAGGTATACAATATATCCTGAATATAAAGCTCACAGACCTAAAGAGAAACCTTTTTGGTTAGAAGCTTGCAGGCAGTATCTTATTGCTACCTTTAATGCTGAAGTTATAGATGGGCAAGAAGCCGATGATGCTATGGGGATCAATCAAAATGGGGACACAATTATCTGCTCCATTGATAAAGATTTATTGATGATCCCTGGGCGTCATTATAACTTTGTTAAAGATGAGTTTATAAATGTAACAGAAGAAGAAGCTATTAAACACTTTTACATGCAATGTTTAACTGGAGACAGAGCTGATAATATCAAGGGCATAGAAAAAGTAGGGCCCAAGAAAGCTGAAAAGATATTAGCTGGTTGTGTTACTGAAAAACAAATGTTTGATGCTGTACGTGAAGCATATAGCAATGATGAAGAGTTTATAATGAATGGTCGAGTCCTTTGGATTAGACGTAAAGAAAACGAAAACTGGAAGGATAGATTCAATGCCCTCGTTCAAGAGCAAGTTGGAGGAACAAGTTTGGACAATACTGAAGAAGGAATACCCATCAGTTAAATACGAACCAGACAAGTTCAAGTATATACAACCTGAGAAAGAACGGACTTACATTCCAGACTTTAAAACAGGGCGTAGAAAGATTTACCTAGAAGCAAAAGGCAAGTTAGATTTAGATACAAGACAGAAGATGATTTGGTTTAGGGACTCACATCCTGATACCACAATTATCTTTTTGTTTATGAATCCTAACAATAAACTTAACAAGAAAAGCAAGACTACCTATTCCAAATGGGCTGAAGACAATGGATTCCTTTGGTTAGATTTTAGAAAGGATTGGTTAAATGATTATAAGCAATTGTGTACAAAACCCTGATGGATCTTTGGACTTTGATTTCCATGTAGATCCTAATGAAGCTTCATTCCTAATGGACTTAGCTATTAAAGAGTTAGTTAGACGTGGTGTCTTTAGTATTGCAACAGATCAAGCTCAACAAGAGCTAGACTTATTTAAAGAAGAAGGAGGACAAGTACAATGAGTAAAGGTAACTCACCTGCTTTCCCGTGTCAAGATCAAAACAAACAAATCTATACAGGTATGAACCTAAGGGATTACTTTGCCTTAGAAGCTATGCATGGTTTACTAGAAGCTGATCATGTTAAACGTGATGACATTCCTAAAGAAGCATATAGAATTGCTGATATGATGTTAGATGAAAGGCAAAACTACAAATGATATTAATATTCTTGGCAGGATTATTACTACTATCATCATTCTTTTCGGAGTAATTTATGAGTAAAATTTTATTGCTTGACATCGAGATGGCTCCCAACGTAGCTCACGTTTGGGGCATCTGGGATCAAAACATCGGCATTAATCAATTACAAGAATCGTCCTACGTCATGTGTTATGCAGCCAAATGGCTGGGTGATAAAAAGATGATCTTTGATTCTGTAAAGAAAAGTGGTGACAAGAAAATGCTAGAAGGAATTCATAAGCTTCTTGACGAAGCTGATGCTGTTATCCATTACAATGGTAAACGGTTTGACATACCTTCACTTAATAAGGAGTTCTTATTACATGGCATGTTTCCTCCTGCACCATTTAAAGAAATTGATTTACTTACTGTAGCTAAAGGTAGGTTTAGATTTGTATCTAACAAGCTAGACTATGTTGCTCAATCACTAGGTTTAGGTAAGAAAACTGAACATAGTGGTCATGAGTTATGGGTACAATGTATGGCAGGTATCCCTAAAGCATGGAAGATCATGGAAGAGTATAACAAGAACGATGTTATTCTTCTAGAAAAGGTATATGAGAAGTTTAAACCTTGGATTAAAAACCATCTTAATCGTAACATACTTGAGAACAAAGGTTTATGCTGTCCTACTTGTGCATCTACTAACTTTCAAAGACGTGGTTATAACATGACCTCTGCTGGTAAGTATCAAAGATATCAATGTAGAACCTGTGGTAACTGGTTTAGAGACAATCAAAATCTTAAAGAAAAAGGCTCTTTGAAACTTGTAAATGTTTAACTAATAACTTGTAAAGGTTTATAAGAGACATTGTAAAGTTTTAAATAACATGGTATAATATATGTACAAAGGAGAAAATATGACTAATATAAATGATGTATTACAAGAACGAGGTAGTAGATATGGCTCATTTAGTAACCATGCTCGTATATGCCAAACATTAAAAGCTGTTATTAATACAAATTTAATTTCAATAAATAAAAACTTAGCCCCAGATCAACAACAAGCATTAGATGTTATTTGTGATAAAATAGCTAGAATGATTAATGGTGATCCTGATTATTTAGATAACTGGGTTGATATAGCTGGATATGCTAAGCTTGTAGCAGATCGTTTAGAATCTGATTCTAAAGTGATAAAAATTAAAAAGAAAGCATAACATGACTTTAACGCTCCAAGAAATCAAAGAAAAACTAGCAGAAGAGTATGATGAGATTACTCTTCTAGAAGTTTTAAACATTAACTCTTATGATTTAGTAGACGCTTTCTTCGAGCGTATAGAAGAACGTTATGATTACTTTAACAAACAATTATCAATGAACGGGGATATAGACTAATGCAATTGACAGATTATCAACGTTTTATTCATGCAAGCCGATATGCTAGATGGCTTCCTGAGGAGAACCGTAGAGAGACGTGGAAAGAAACTGTAGACAGATACACTGGATTCTTTAAGAATAGATTCCCAGATACATTCCCTGCAGATGATGTAAATAAATCTATACATAACTTAGATGTTATGCCTAGTATGCGCTGTTTAATGACAGCAGGACCAGCTTTAGAACGTGATGAGATTGCAGGTTATAACTGTAGCTTTGTAGCTATTGACTCACCTAAAGCTTTTGATGAAGTGATGTATATTTTAATGTGTGGAACTGGTGTAGGCTTTAGTGTTGAACGTCAGTTTACTAATAACTTACCTAGTATAGCAGAGGAATTTCATGAAACTGACACAACAATTAGAGTCAAAGATTCAAGAATTGGATGGGCAAGTGCATACCGTGAACTTATTAGCCTCTTATATTCAGGACGATTGCCTAAATGGGATACTTCAGGAATCAGACCTGCAGGAACTCGGCTTAAGACTTTTGGAGGCAGAGCGTCTGGCCCTAAGCCTCTCGAGGACTTGTTCTCATTTACGGTTCATACTTTTAAAAAAGCAGCAGGGAGAAAGCTTAACAGCTTAGAATGTCATGATCTCGTATGTAAAG